TATGGAGACGGCGGGATAAATCTTATCTTGGTATATAGCTGAAAAACCTATAACTATGCGGTTTATGAGCGATTAACTTTAGAAAGAAAACTAAAGAAATAGAACTAAATTGACACGTATTTGACACGCGCAAACCTAAAAAATAACCACGTCTTAATTGACGTGGTTATCTATTTATTTAGCTTGCTAATTTTCTTTTGATATATTTTGGGTATGCTTTTTGCGGGTACAAATCGCCTTTTTTATGGTCAAGTACTACGTATCTATCATTTACCCAATATATTGCATGTCTTCCATCTGTGATTTTTATAAAGTTTTTACCTGATTCAAATACTTCTTTTACATTCAAATTTTTAAATTCTTCTTTTGTAACAAACATTTCGTTAGCTCCTTTTATTTATCTTCTTCGTTTTCAAGTGATCTTTGATAGTTATAAAGTTTTTCTGCAGAATCAAAACTTAATTTTTCAACCGTTCTTTCGCCTCTTCTGATTCTTCTTATAGTTGCTGGGTCTACGCCGGTTTTTTTGCCGATTTCATACGCTGATAAATTTGAGTTTATTAATTTTTTTACTGTTTCTATTAACATAATTTTTCATGGACAGGCTAAAGTTTTATTTTAAGATTATATAGAAAGCAAATATTAAAGCTAAAATTCCGATTAGATAATTTAAAAAGATTTTTATTCTCGTTTTAGTTAAGTTTGTCATTTTCATCACCTCGTAATATAATATGAGGGAGGGGATAACCCCCCTCTAGTAAAACATTTTTATTATTGAGACAAGTGTTGCAAAGCCTAAAGTGTAGTTTCGGAAAATTTCGCTTTTGGCTTTTGCGATATTTGTCTTTTTTTCTTCTCTTTCTAGCCTGTCCATGTTGTCACCTCCCTTACTACACTACTTATTATACAGGACAGTTGCCCTTTAGTCAACACTTTTTATAAACTTTTTTCGTATTTTTTGCATAAAAAAATAACCGCATCAATAAAGATACGGTTAACTAGTAAAGACCACGTACTTACAAATACGTTTAGAATCTCTTCGGCAACTTTACTATAGACAGTCTGTGCTGTAGGCGAGCCCCCACAATTATGTAGGAACTCACAATTAATCTGTAATTACATTATAACATAAAAAAATAGGCAAGTACCGAAGTACCTGCCATATGATGTGGTGGATATTAATTATAACATATTAACTGATTGTTCCCCATAAATTACCTAGTCCATAATTTGGTGGCGCGGAACCATTCCACGTTCTAATAGGCAAGTAGTAGCGTGCGCCTTGCCAATCGTAACCAATCCACACATGCCCGTCTTGTAACATTACCTCATCATAATTACAGTATCCACCTGGTTGGAATTGATAAGCTTCTGGACATGATATAAATGGTCCTACTGTTCTTACAGTTATAGGTTCACTACCATTTGTGAACGTTGCTTTCTCTTCCATGTAGTAAGTGCCGTAGCTGTTACGCTTCCACGCACTGCCTACTGGCTTAACTGTATTACTTGAAGCGCTTGAATCGCTTGAGACAGTTGAAACTGGTATTTTTCCGTCCATATACGTTCTAATTTGCTTGATAAAATAGTCTTTTAACTGTAATTGTTTATCTTCCGGCAATAGACCGCGAGTTACTGGGTCAAAACCAGTGTGCAATACTGAGCTTCTGTGTGGACATGATGTTGAAGTGAATTCGTTGTGCAATCTGATTGTGTTCCTGTTTGCTGGTAAGCCCCATTTTTTCAACAATCTAGCGCATTCTTGGAAAGTTGCCTGTTCATTTTTTAAGAACGTAGCATTATCTGCGCCCATTGATTGACACACTTCAATACCGTAATAATATTTATTCCCAACTTGATTAGCGGTATGCCAACCTACTTGTGATTCATCTAAGGCTTGCCACACTGTGTTACCTGATACATAACTATGCGCAATACCTGCTTCTAATCTCGATAAAGGTGCGTTAACTAATCCGTTGCGATAAGCTTCTGCTGTCGCTCCTTTGCTTCCTGCGTCATTATGAATGACAATACCTTTAGGATTACCGCCACGTTTAGGTAGGTCGTAACCTTTAACTACATCTTTGATGATTTTAAGTTCTACCGCTTTAGGTTGTGGCTTAGCTGTTTCCTTTTTAGGTGCTTGTGTAGGAGATTGAACTGATCGTGGAGCTGTTTCGCTTTTGAAGTTAGGACGGATAAACCACATAGGGAAGTCGTAAGCGTGTTGTCGTCTTGTAACTTTTTCCCAACCCCAACCGGGTTGTTCAATTCCGTCAGTCCAGCCACCGCCTAGCCAATTCTGCTCATATACAATGATATAATCTAAAGTTGCTTCGATAACCCATGCAACGTGACCATATCCAGCACCGTAGTTACTACCGAATACAACCATGTCGCCAGGTTGTGCTAAGAAGTCCGGTGTATTTTGGTATACAGTAGCTAGTCCGTCAAAATTGTTGGCGAATGGAATATCTTTTGCACCTACACCTTTTAAAAGACAACCATATAAAGCCTGCCAACCTGCATTACCGTAATCAAAACATTGAAATCCATACCAACCATCTTTGTTATATTGTTTTCCCTCAGAAGTTTTCAACCACTCTATAAACTCTTTTTTAGTCAATTTTGCTTGCATTGTTGCCACCTCCATGATGATACTCGTTCACGTCAAAACCGATTTCATTAGAGGCGTCTGTAAATGGTTGTGATGTGTCGTACTCTTTCGGTGCTTTTGTACTTAATTCCGGCGTTAAGCTAGTATCTTGTGAAGTTTTCCAAGTGACTTGTTGTTCTTCTTTGCTACTATCTCTAGGCGTTTGATATGTCTGTGCTATAGATGAATCAGCAACACCTTTTGACGTTGGGTCAGTAATAACACCAATCCCTGTAAGTAGCGTGAGGATAGCGCCTATAATCGCGCTAGCTTGATTTAATTGAGTTGATAAATCGAATCCGAATAAATCTGTAACTTGCTTGATAAATAGCAATAATGCCCCAATCAATCCCGTTAATACTGCTTTATTTTTAAATCTCAATTTCCAGTTAATATCCATTTGTTTGCTCCTTTTATCCAAAATAAAAAGCCAACCTCGAAAGGTTAGCTTTAAATTAGATTCTTAATAATCTGTCGTATATTACATTTGAAATTGCGTACCCACCTATTTTGTTAGGATGCACACCGTCGGAATACATTAATTCATTCGTTTTAGTTAAATCGAAATTACCTAAGTTTCTGTATAGGCTCACATGACCTATTTTTAATTCTTTGGCTATGTCATACTGTTTATTACTGTAATCTTCTATTGTGTGCAATGTTCCTGTGTGTTTATTGCCACTTGGTGCAATTAAGAAGATACTAGCATTTGGTTTCGCTTGTTTAATCCTTGAAATGATTTCTTTCATATCCCTTTCATAATCTGAAATTGGAACATTGCCGACCATGTCATTTGTTCCAAGCAAAATGCCAAAAGTATTAGCTTTACAACGTTTCAATTGTTTAATGTAGTTATCCCTATCTGTACTAGCGACATGAGAAGCTCTCAAACCACCATTTCCAACTTTATGGATAACCACACCTTTATTACCTTTATATGCATATGAGCCTACGAATGTTACTGTTCCACTTACGATTTCGATGTTGATTGTGTGTTTGCCTAAGTTGGTTGTAATTGGTGTGACTTCTTGTGATGTTGCATCAATATTTACCCATTCATTACCGTCGATGTTGTAGCGCCATTGCCCTGTGTTAAGTGTATGAACTTCGTAATAGTCAACGTCTTCGGCGAAAGTAACTTTGATGCTGTCGCCTTTTGTGCTACTTTCAATCATAGCGCTGTCTATTCCTTTAGACTGCGAAATATTACCTAATCCCTCATCGTACTGCGTCCAGTTTCCTGTTGTACTAACAGTTACAGAACCATTCCCAACATGATTATTAGCTAATCCGACAAATCCTATGCCACCATCGCCAAACAACTTTGTCATTCTGTCTCTTAATGGTAATGTCAAACGATCTCCTGCTTTGAATTCGCCACCTTGTACCCAACTATCGCCAATGATAGCTATTTCAGTCCTAGTATTTGCATTGGGGTCGAAAAGTTTACTTATTTCAGCAGTATATGTTTGTAAGTTACATTTACCGTAACTGTCTGGATATTCTTTATCTTTATTAGCTGAAAAACTTGATACCTCTAAATATTTGCTAGGTATATAGCGTTTATACTCTATAAAATTCGATGGCAGACTGTCGCCTTTTACAATCATTGTTCCGTTGGTTGCGCTAGTTGTTGCAGACATTCTTATAAAAATAGCGTTACTAGGAACTGAAATTGTATTTGTTGATGTCGTGCTAGTTTTGATAAAGTTTTTGTTTGTATCATAAAAAGCGTATAAGTTGTTTGTATTATTTTTAGATAGAGATGTAGCACCTGTAATATCGATGAAATTACTTGATACGTAATTCGCATTTGTACTTAGCGCACCTGTTGTAGGATTAACATAAACGCCAGAGGTAACATCACTAGGGTTAAATAAATTTGATGAACTTTCTGAAAAACTCAACTTATCAATTGAAATCGTGTTGTTTTTAACATTTTCATTTACTACACTTTCGGATTTTAAATTGATGTCTAATTGAGGTAAGTTTAATTTGAAAGGTTCATACCCGGTGTATTTATCGTTTTTTTCGATTTGATACACTTTGTAATTATATGTGTCTACACCCTCTTTAATGCTTGTCGCTTTAATGTAATATGCGTTTGTAGGTGTGGTAAAAGTCCTAGCGCCTTTTGGATTTGTAACACGCGCTAATCCAGATATAAACGTTTTGTTGATATCGTAAAAAGCGATTGGGTCTGCATAATTTTGCGTGTATACCGTATTAGGAGCTACCGGCAAAAATTTACTTGTTACATAATAAGCGCTATCACTTACTATTCCTGTTGTGTTGCTAACAATCCTACCTACTTCAATATCGGTAGTATCAAAAATATTCTTACCAGTTTTGATAAAATCCGTTTTGTTATAAGTAACGGCATTATCTTTAATAATGTTTTCGCCCGCTTCTCCCTTTAACTCATTTCGTTGTTCTTGAGTTAAATTTTCAAACCTTATAATACCCTCAGCGCCTCGTTCGCCCGCTTCTCCTTTTTCTCCACGCTCGCCACGCTCGCCCTTAAATTTGTCTGCATTGTCAGCGATGTATTGCTTAGCAGTTGTATTTAAAGTTTCTTTGAAGTCGTCTCCTAGTAACTCGCTAGCGCTTGTACGGATAATTCTTTTTACAGTGTCCTCAACTAATGTGATAGACACCTCTTTTTGCACTGCTTCGTCTATACCACTATCGATAATGTAGAAATGGAAGTTTGCGACGTGTATTCTCTCGTGGTCGTTCTCTAGAAATAACTTACAACGCACCATACCGACGTGTTTAATGACGTTTTTAGGTATCTTGTAGGTAAGGAACCCTTTTACATTATCGTCGATTAAAACGGGTTCATTTTTGAATATAGAACCGTCTTCCAAGAATAGATGTAACTTAGGTGTCAAATTGCTTTCTTTGAAGTCGATTCTACCTTTTTCGTCGTTGATACCGATTCTGACATAAGCTGTGTTTTCATCTTCCGTGTAGTAGCGACAACCTATGTCGCCGATATCAACTGTTCTTTTATTTATTCGCGTTTCAATGTCTTGTATTTTGTACATTTACACACCTCTTTATTTATATTTATCCCTTGTGAAGTAGATACCTTTTAAGCCGATTTGTTTATATAGCTTAGCGATTGTACTAGCTTGATGTTGACACCACTCTATAGCAGTAGCATATTGGTGTGTAGCTGGATTCTTAGGATTCCATCTGATTCTGTACAGTGTATTTTGTCCTTTGTTGATGTAATCCTTTCTTACGAAGCTAGCACCGCCCATGATTGCTTTTGCTGGAGTTGTCCAACCTTTATTCTTAGCAAATGTCATTGCGTAGTTAGGATTGTTGTCATAAGCGCCAATACCAAAATAGTTGTAAGCACCGTATCTACCACTAGCGAAGTTACTTGTTCCGTATCCACTTTCTAAGAAAGCGTGCGCGATCAAATAGATTTCGTTAATGTTATTTTTCTTACAAGCTTCTGCGAATGCTTTACCTTGTCCGTCGAGTGTTCCTTTCCCTTTGAGTATCTTATTAAGTGAACTAACTGAAACACCCTGATACTTACCTAAGTTAAGCATTTGGTAACATTGCGTATTACTTTCCCATATTCGCTTAACATTCATTGCTGAGCTCGTTTGTGCTCGTGTAGCATTAGCCCAACCCCATGTGTGCGATTTCTGAGGGTTACCTCTAGACATTTGTCTATCCAGTGCTTGCTGGAATGTGAATGGACTTGTTTCAGTGACGATGTTTGGTTTTTCGTCTGACGGAGTGGGGCCTCTTCTGGATGCACTGTCAACCGAAGTTTTATCACTAATTCGTATCGTTGTTTTTGTCGTTACTTCTTTTATATTTTCTCGTGTCAATATATCTCGTTTAATGTATGTCTCAAGCATTTTCTTTTTAACTTGCTCATACTTTGCGTTATCCGGTATACCTTGCTTAATCAAGTCGTAATTAATTAAATCTTTCATACTACGCCAAATATTAGGGTCTACCTTTAACGTCGTTTCAGATAAGTTTTTATCAATCCCCGACAACAACCAAACGCCACGTATTAGCGCTTGTATTTGATTCAATAAGAATTGTCGTTTGCTATCTGTTTGACCGCCACATACTTCAATAACTAACCAGTTAGGATAACGCGGGTCGTCAAAGCCAGTCGGTCTCGCTTGCCACGTCGCTTCTCTATCGACATATAAATGCGGTATCTCGTAGTCACTAATAAATTTATTCCTTTGTGTATATAATTCATCAACAGAACGCATGTGTGTTGATTCTTTGATGTATAAACCTTGAATGTCTGAGCGTTCTTCTCCCCAAACAACTATATGGTCTATAAAGTGCTCTTCTTTATCTAAAACATTGCTATAAGCAGTGTATTTAACTGTTTTAACTTCTTTGAATTGCGGTTTCTTCGCTTCTCCAGTAATTGTTGAGTCATCAGCTTTTGATGCTGAACTTGTATCAGTATTGCTAGGTTTGCTAGTATCTTTTGAGTATGGAGGTCTGACAAATCCTGTAACGCTTGCATATCCATGTCTAATTAACGCACCAGGCGAACCCGTCCAACTATTAGAGTTAACCCAGTTTTGGTCAACACTGTAGAAATAACTTTTATTAGATGGCCCTACTACTATTGCAGTGTGTCCGTCTGAACCTATTCCATTGCCAGGGTGCCAAACTGCCATGTCTCCGGGCTCTGGTACAAATCCAGATGTATAACGATAGAATCGGAAACCCTTAGGATATCTATAATTAGCCATATCCTTAGCATTGCCCCAAGTTACAAAACCCCAATACCTTTTAAAAATAAAGTTTGGTGTATCCCAACATTGACTACCTCTATAACCGTCAATATTAATCCTTTTGCCTATATTAGACTTTGCCCATTCAGCTACTTCACTAGCTGTAGGTTTTCGAGTCTTTGGATTAGGTAATCCCATGTATGCACCTCATTTCAATCAAAATAAAAAGCCAGTGCCGAAGCACTGACCTTTAAAAGAAGAACTTAGCTACTCCAATCGCAGCGACTATTACACCGCCAGTTGTGGTTATAAGTGTCGTTATTATTTGGGAGCTACCTTTTATTTTTGAATCAATTGTACCTTGTATCGCTTTTATCTTTTCGTCATGACCTTGCACTTTGTATTTAATGTCTTTCATTTCAGAACTAACATCAGTCATAACCTTAGTTAAATCTTTTATATTTGCGTTCGTTTCTTTTTGAGCTTCGTATGATTGTTTTTGTACCGCTGTTTGCGTTTCTACTTTAACTTTCAATTCGCCTAACGACTCTGTATGCTTTCTATCTATTTCATTAATACGCTCATAGATCTTGCCGTTAGCTTTGGTAAATTCGTGCTTAGAAACGAAATTACTTTCTTCTTGCATAGATGTCAGCACCTCCAATAAATGCAACAATAAAACCAGTCGTTGACATTACGGCAAAATGCACAGTAGAAAGCCAGTTAATAGCATGATAAACGCTTGCACTTGTCATTAAAAAGTACAATACGCCTGTTAAAGCACCACCCACCAACAACAACCAGCTACATCGATTGTTTTCGTCACTTGAAGCTAAAAATATAGATGAGACAATTGTGATTAATCCTGCTAAACCAACCAATATGCCCCATATCCAAATAGGCATAACATGATGCAAGGCTAAATAAAAATCAGAATCATCTAGCACATCGCCTTGTTCTTTAACCCAAAACACGCCACGGAATAGAATTCTGAAACCGAAAGAAAACAACATGATAGCGCCGACAATTTCAGAAAACGTTAAATCTTTTATATTATTTTTCATATCACACCCACTTTATTCAAATTTAAAAGCCACAAGTATTACACTTGTGACTCACTTGTTTTTGCCTCTGGATATTTTTCTCCAGTGATTAATGCGTATTCTTCTTTGTCGATAACGCCCATATCCACATACCACTTAATTTGCTCGTTTTTGTAACAACCCCACACATAAAAAGTTTTAATGTCTTTAAAAGTCGGATAAATCATCTTCATCATTTAAACATCCCCCTCAGTATTAGTTTTATTAGTTTTCAGTTCAGTCAACTGTTGTGTTAACATAGCGTTTTGTTGAGTTAACTGCATTGTTAACATGTTCACTTGTGTCATCTGCATTTGCATACTCGCAACCATTCCGCGAAGTTCCTCATCACTTAAATCTGATGCGCTTTGTTGGCTTGATGCATTCGGTACGTCTTCTTTTTCGAAATTGCTATTGTATTTAATTTCGCCGTTAGTGAAAATAAACTTTCTAGGTTCGAACTCTTCTTTAAATTTGATTGGCACATTGTTATCGTCCACATCTAAACTATTGCGTAATCCGCCAGTATTAACGTATCCGATAACTTCGTTTTTATCGTTCACTGTGATTTTCATTACTTCCACCCCATAATTTTAGTTATAGTAACTTTATTTGCATTAGCGCCAGAACCTGTTGTTCTGCCTAAATCGAAATACACATCGTTATCTATTCTTAAAGTAGTGCTACTTGTTTTGGATAGTAAGCACTCATATATACCGCCACCGTTACCGTCTGAGTCAACTACATTCGCTTTACTTAATTGAATTGCGTTAGGTAATGCGGTTAGTCCAAATCCCTCAATAACACCACCTGGATAAGTTCCACTTACCAACAAAATAGAATAGTTTGTGTACGGTTCGGTTAGATTGATTGTCGTACCTACACCATTTGCACCACCGTCGAACAATACCGTTGACTTATGTTCATTAGGCACTGTCCACTGTGGCTCAAGTCTGCCGTTTGTGATTGATCGTGTGTAAATCTTTTTAGAGTTATAAGGTGTGAAGTTAAATAACTTATTTGTTTCATCTTTAACAAATACAGATAAATACCCATCATAACTTTCAACGCCACTTGGTAAATCCGGCACTCTTGTTGCATAGTAATTACCAGCAGTTAAATAGCCCAAATCGCCTTGCGCATTGTTTAAGTTAACTTGTATTGATTGACCATTTGCCTCTGTCATCTTATGTTGTTGCCAGCTCGTTGTTCCGAATTTATCATCGACATACTGCTTCGCTTGATTTAAAGCATTGTTAGACGTTTCTTCAACAAATTGCTTAGTTAAATCGCCGTCATTCTTTTTATAAAATGGGTACCACGTACCACCAATTTTATATTTTGTATATTCATCATTTGAATCATCTGGATACCATGTTGCACGTGCCGTACTGTCATCAACAACATAGACAACTAACACGCCCGACTTTCCTAAAGTGTTAGGAGCTACCGGAATATCTGAACCATCGTCGACGCCATCTTCTTTAGGTGTATCGACAGTGCCTATATCTTCAAACGAGGGCGCATCTGTTGCGCTTGTGATATGAATAATCCTAGATGTGTTAACTGCACTTAAAACGCTATCTATGGACTGCTCAGACGATTCAACCGCTTTACCGTAATCATCAGTGATTTTAGACTTTTGCCAATTAACTGTTGAACTTCCTTTGACAAGGTCAGACTGGTTGATTTGCTTTTCAACCTCACTCAATCTTTTGTAGATCGCTTGCTCCTTATCAACAATTTTCTGGAACTCAGTATTTATATATTGAACGGCTTTGTCTTGTGTTGTTGTAATCATCTGTACCGCTTCATTTTGTTTGATTTCTAACCTTTGAATACCTTGATTGATACGGCTATCAATTTCACTAACTAGAGACTTAGTGTCGTTCAAACTTTTCTTTAAGTCCTCAACTTCTTCTTTAACACTTTCTGTTAAGTCCTGAATCGACTTGATATAAACTAGCTTTGTTTTACCGTCAAAATTACTAATTAAATCATTCTCGATATTGAAGCTAAATTGACGCTCTACAATTACGTTATTGCTACCGTTTTGAGTAAAGTAAGCTTGTGCATGTACGCGTCCAGTGTATTTTAAAAACTCGTTAGGGATAACGTATTGCATTCGTCCATTAATTGCATCGACAATTGTAAGTTCATCACTAATATAAGCGCCGTGTTCATCGTCGAAGTTATCCGTCTTAAGCACAATACTAGTCATCGCGTTATGTTTGCTGATTGATAACGGCTTATTATTCTTAGTTACTGCAAAATTTAAAACACCAGTTCCTCTATCTGATTCGTAGAAACTGATGTTTGTGTCAATAACTGGATTATATTGTGATGTTGTTTGTAACTCGATTAAGTTATCATCTTTTGAAAAATTATCTACTACCATTATTCAACCACCTTTCCCTCGAATAAACTCCATTTACCAACGCCACCAGTACCAAAGTTTCTCAATAAGAATTGGTGGGCTGACGGGAAGTTATTACGTCTTAACACTTGTGTTGTGTTGCCTGGTGTATTCGATTTTACTTCTAATATCCAACCTGCAATACCTTTGAAGTCTTTAGGGAAATCAGTAAACCTCTTTGATTCTTCTGTAGTGATATAGAAGTCTAAGCCAACAATTTTTAAATCAGATAGCTTAGTAATACTTTTCGGAATATGTTCCCAAAAACCTGCACTTTGCGGGTTAAAGTTCCATGAACCGTTGTTTTTCTTGTTGAAAATGTCGATAACACGCTCAAATTTGAGCATATTTCTACCTGTACTATTTCTAGTAAGCACTTGTCTTAAAGCGCCGTTATAGTGACCAGGCAATACATCAAAGAACCAACCTGCATCTCTGAATTCTTTAGGTAACGGAAAGTCTAGCGCGTTTTGCGTATCTTGAGAGTATAAGTAATAGTTACCAACTTCAGTAACATCGCTTAGATACGCTGGGTTTTGAACTGGAAGTGGTTTAACACGTCCACCTGAATCAGTCATCGATACTTGAGGTGCAATGTTTTTTAAGAATTGGTTTACACCTCTTTGACCGATAGAATAAATTGAGTGATGTCTGTTGTTACCTGGTCCAATAGTTACCCCGATTAAAAGAGCTTTACGTCCTGTTTCTAGATCGTAATACATATCTAGACCCTCAGCCTCTTGGAAATCTCCAGTAAAGTTGTTATTCACACCGCCAATATCGATACGACGTTTAAATAACAATTCTTTCTTTTTGATGTCGAATCCTTGTAAGTAATTAGGGTTAGCTGGATTTGAATCGCCAGTGTACCAATATAAGACACCTGCATCATAAGCAATACCTTGCATAGGTTGCGTACCTGATGTGTATTGCATAGGGATATCCATTTGGTACAGTACTTTGTCTATACCTTTATCAATATCATCAGCACTTCTAACTTCAACGAAGTTTAATGCGTTCTTAGCTTGTTGTTCAGAAGTTTTATATTCACGTCTGAAAATCATTAAGTTTTCTACTGGATTATAAATTGCCGACGTATATCTATCGTTAAATACGTTTGGCATGACGTCTTGCATTTCGTTGCCATACGTCATTTCTCCACTTCTGTATTTAAAGCGTACAAACTTGTTGTTATTGTTAGCGTCTAACACTGCTGAATAAATCCACAACTCATTGCCGATATATCTATAGGCGTTGTGTGTGCCGTGACCGCCATTTTTAACAAGCAATCTATCAATAAATTGTCCATTAGGTTTCAATCTAGATAACATGTAATGATTGCCCGGACGCGCTTGTGTCATATAAATAATTTTTGTTCTAGGGTCTACCCAAAATGATTGCATTACTGCGTTAGTATATGGCGATAAATCAGTGATGAATTCCGGTTCTTGTTCTTTTGGTTCGAATCGGTATTCTGTAGCTCTATATTCTTTGTAATTATCATCAACTGACTTTTTAACCGTTTTGGTTAATTCGTCTAACGTTGCATAATCATGATACAAACGATCTTGTAATGTTGGGTGCGCGTATCCTGTATTATCAACACGCGCGTCTTTTACTTCATTGATACCGTCGCCGTTATGACCTAGTACCATGTTGCTGAATCGACCGTTTAAATAAACTAAAAAGTCTGAGACACTACCATTCAAATATTTAATTTGGTTAGCTGTGTGCGCATATACTTCTTCTTTTTGATGATATATAAACATCTTTTCAAGTTTACTCATTCCATTATCAAGTAATCGATAGTTGTACTCATGCTGAGCAACTACTTTTTCGCCAGTGATAGAATGCAAACTTGTTATTAATCCGTAAGCCATTGGTTGCCTCCTTTAGTCGTAAAAACTGTAATAATCCTTGATTAACTCGTACATAATAACCTCGTGACCTTTTTCGTTAGGGTGTAAGCCGTCCTCCATGCTCGCTTTCCTAAAAGCTGGATTGTATGGCTTAAAGTAATCTGTGTGATATGCGTCAAACACTGGTACGTCTAACTCACTACAAGCTAATATTTGAGCGTTTACATAGTCCTCAAGTGTTAACCCTAGTTTGTTTTTGTCTGTGTCTTTACGGCGTATCGTTGTACCACTCATAGGGCATTGTCTTGTAGCTGTCATCACTAGTATTTTTGAATTCGGATTATTCTTTCTAATAACTTCAATTGCAGAACAAAAGGCACCGTAAAACGTTTTAGTGTCCGTTTTATCAGTGCCTATCGGTACGCCTGCCCAATAATCATGTAACCAGTCATCATCTGTACCTTGTAATATGATTAAGTCGCCTCTTATTTGCTCTGCTTGCCTATAAATGCTGTTTTCTACCGCTTCTTTACCTATTGGAACTGTTGCCATTGTTGCGCCACCTCTTGCAAGGTTGGTCGTTTTAGCTTTTAACTTCTTGCCTAACATTTCTGTAAAATTAGTTTTTGCGTGCGACCCCCTAGCTACAGAATCGCCAATCGTTCCAATAGATTTGATATTTCTTATACTTGATTGACTCGTAAAGTCGTACATAATCGTGCCATTCGCAGTTGTAACTGTTTTAGTACTCATCTTATCGACTTTTGCGTTTATTTTTTCATTCTGCTTAACTAATTCATTATTTATAGATAAACTAGCGTTAACTTTAGCGTTTAGTTCTCTCAAGTACTTAGCTGGGTCTGACTTAGTTGTTTTTACATTCTTAACATAGTTCGTAGCTTCATGGATAGCTTTTCTATACCTGTCGCGCATTGTAAAATCGCCTAATACTACATCTTGTTTAATGATGTTATTGTACGCATCTCTATGTGTAGTGATTTCAACTATTCTCACTAAGTCGTTATAGCCTATAGTTGGTTCAGCCACTCTTACGACATCGCCAATTCTAGGGTTAGCCTCTGGAAAATGCTCAGGCTGTGCTACGAAGTCCAAAGAAATAGAAGCAGTGACACTTTTCTTTATCACTAGCTCCATTGATTTTTTCAAAACATCTTCTTTTTTTATGCGTCCATCTATTAACGGAGGCGCTTCCCTTTTACCAATCAGTTGTGCTAATGGGTGTGTGAATTCGAATTGTAATCCAGCCTCTGTAAAGGTTTGTTGACCGTCAAAGTCGCCATAACCTCTTATATATGTGTAGCATTTCGAAGCATCTTCTTGAATTTTGACATTATCAGCATTTACACCTGATTTGATGTAGTAATCTGCTACTTTAGATAATTCATCGTACAAATGAAATGTCTTGGTTTTAGCTTCGTATTCATATTCGAGATGATAACGTTCAAGACCTTTTTTGAATATCTCAAGTCTTGTGTCTCCTTTACCTAATCCCTCGAACTTTGATGCGTCAACCTTAGTGTGCAATACGTACTTATAACTAGTTCCTTTAAATACAGTGTTAAAAAACTCTACGCCTGTGAAACTTTCGTTATATTCTTGGTAAATCCTAGAATTGTTTAGATCATCTAATTCTTTTTGTCTCGCTTTGATACTAAGTTTGATTTTGTTTCCAATTGTTGATTTATCAAGCATTACTATCACATATTCATCGAGGTCATCTTCCCCCTTTACGTTTGTGATAGTCCACATCTTTGTAATAGCGCCGATTGCGTCGAAAGTGCTGGCATTTTCTATCATATCAATGTCTAACGTGCTATCTTCATTCAATTTTTCGTTTAATTTTGTATTAACATGAATCGCATGACCGACGCCTTGCAAACTTTTTAATAATACCGGCATATGCTACTCCTTATCTGTAATATAATTTGTGTCTAAAGACTATCTTTTTCATAAGTCTGTTGGCTTTAAAATGATTCCAACCAGGATACAACACCGGTTGTTCTAACGTCTTGTTGTATAGGTCAATATTTAAATTGCCTCTATATGTGTGCTTGTTATCAAAAATGATTTTATCGCCTGCTTTTAAATCGACATCTTTAATTACTGAGATGTTTCCTTTATCCATATAGAAAGTGAAACCGTCTTTATCATCAGCTTTAACGTCTTCGGCTAATTCAATTTCAACTATATTGAATTGGTTGAACTGTGTTAATGCTACATCTCCGTTGTAATAAACATCTCCAGAACTCGTATTATAGAATGTCATTTGTCTACTTCTATCATTTTCATTTAGTGCTATTCTGTCCGGAACTGACCATTTTTCTAAATCGTTATCACTTTCTAAATCAGTGCTATAGCCAATACTTTCAAAGAAAGGCAATTCTGTCGTCTCAAAAGTCAACGTGATTTCTCCTGATGTCTTAGTCGTGTCGAAAGATACTTCGCTAACTAATCCAACGAATAGTTGTCTACCGTCAACATAATCTAATTCAAATTCTTGCTCTAATGGTTCGAACATATTTTCAAATTTGATAGTGTTATCCGGCGTTGCCAATTCTCTTAGGTAAAAGCGACCATAAAACAATGTTTGAATGTCTGATTTAAGATGTGAGGCATAAGCAATTTTAGGTACTTCATACCTCAATCTTAATTCAACTTTTTTATATTCCTCTTTAGCGTAATTGTGAAAACGTCCGTCAACACCATCTAAAGGCGAATAATTCCTTTTGTAACCTGAACCGATAACATTGTAATCAAGCACTCTTAAGTGTTTGTAAGTATGAGGATTGTCACTGACTCGATACTTCACACCATTTTTAATAATTTCTACATCATGGGCTATCAATAAACAAACCTCCCTTACATTAAGTTGAAACTACCATCTTTTGCATCCATATCGTCAATGTGAGATTTAATCATGTTTAGATCGCCCTCGTTCCTAACAGTCACATTAACAATAGGTCTATTGTTTTCTTTCATGCTATGTTGCACATCGTTTGTCATATGACCATCAACACTTGGAGTCAAACTATCGTTGAAGCCATCTGTTAACGTTGAACCTAACTCACTTGTAAATGTTTTACCGAAGCTAGTAGCCATTACTTTAGCTTGTGATACTGCTAAACCTTTACCTAAACCACTACCACCACCGTGACCACTCACGAATGAAGTTACAGAGTCCCAAGCTGATGAAATCGCATCGCCTACAGCACTTACTACTTTGTGCGCAGCGTTAGCTACACCTTCTGCCACTTTGCCGATTAATTCCGCTCCGGCATTTAAAAAATCGCTGAAAAAGCTTTTAATCTTATCAAGCGCGTTTTTCATGCCGTCTCCTACATTTGAGACAACTCTTTTAAATCCATCAGCTACTTTACTTGCGAAACTTGTAACTGTGTTCCAAATATTAGAAACCCATTCGGAACCTTTTGTGATAATAAAGTTTAGTGCTTGCCCCATTTTTTCAGCTACACTTGAAGCAACACGACTAAACCAACTTGTAACACTGTTCCAAATACTGCTAACAAAATTAGTGATTGTACTCCATATCTGTGACCAACTTGTACCAAACATAGAAAGTGTTCGATTCATTACGCCAGTTAAAAAGCCGATAATTGACTCCCAAACTGATTGCATGTATTGCCAAATCGTATCAAGTACATTGGTAACCGTAGTTTTAATAGTCTCCCAAGCACCCGAGAAGTCGCCAGTAAGCAACTGAATCAAAGCAGTGAACAAACCTACTATGATTTGGACTGCTACGGATATCACTGTTCCTATGGCTTGGAACGCAATTGTAATTAACGTCCACAAACCTTGTATGATATTCATAACGTTTGTAATGATGCCTATTACCAACACACCTAAAACTTGCATGAATATTTGTCCTAATACTTGTAATATAGGCATTATCGGTTGTAAGGTAGATTGGATTTTGCCCCACAATTCAGTTAACCAACCAACTACACCTTGAATCGCACCGGAAACCGCCGTTTTAACACCGTTCCATGCTTCAGTAATAGTTTTTCTGAAATTCTCGTTTGTTTTCCATAAATAAACTAGGACACCAATGAATGCACCAATTACTGCTATAACTGCTAAAATAGGTGCTGAAATCGAACCGAAAACGCCCATTAACAATTGCATAGCTCCAGTAACTAGACTTGATGTTCTAACGAAGCTTAAAATTTGTTTGATAACTCCAAATAAACTCAAACCAAACACATTTGTAAGCACACTACTTATAGCAACAATCGGAGCCATTAAAGCCCAAAATACACCGCCTAAAATACCCATAACGCCAGCAACTTGTGCTATAGCTGGGTTTGTTTCGAATAGTTTAGCGATAAATCCAGCTAGATTAGTGATAAAGTCTAATAATTTACTAGCTATAGGAGCCATTGCAGTGCCAAAAGCAACTAACGCTTTTACGATATTACCGATTAACTGCATAATAGTAGGACCATTCTCTTGAACATAACTGATAAAGTCTTTAAATCCTTGTGATTGCCCTACTTGTTCTGACCACGCTCTGAATTGAGAAGTTAATTTAACTAACCAATCAAAAATGTTGGAACTGTTTTGTGCAAAAGCAATCATTAAATTACCAATACCAACGAATACATTACCAAATATCTGACCAATCTTAGGTAAGTTAGTGGTAGTGTAGTCAATAAACGCTTTAATAGCATTTTGACCAGCTACACTATTAGCCCAATTTTGGAAAGCTATAGACATGTTCTGTAGTCCTTGAGACACAAATTTGAATAACGGCATTAATTGTGTGAAAATGTTAACTAATCCGTCGCCAAATCGTCCTGCAGCGTTCAATAAATCTCCGAAGATTGCGCCACCTATGCTATTCAATGCTTCAAACGCTTTCTTAGCTGTTTCGGAATGTTTAACCCAATTCTCAAACTCGCGTGCGTTTGCTTCAACCAGCATAGATACTTCGGATAAGAATGGTTTTAATTGAGACATCGCACTTGTAACGCCTCTGATACCCGCTGACATCGCATTAAAAATACTTGCTTGATTCTCTTTTACAATGCCTTGCCATGTAGTTTTTAACTGATCGCTCGCATCTCTAAAGTTTTGAACTTCTTTTGTTACTGCTAATGTTCCATCTTTTACCATTTTTAGTGCAGTAATAGCCATTGCACCGAAGCCAACCGCTCCAACACTTGCTACAGAGAACGCACCAGCTAGACCGATGACGCCACCACCTAATACACCAACGGCATTAAGTACTGCCATAATAGCCGGAACTAATCCAGCAATTATTGGTATTAACGCTTGTATACTAGCAATCATTAAACCTTTGACTTGTTGCGCAAAGATAGTACCGAAAGTTCTAATATTTGATGCGATGCCATCCATTGTTGATTGATACTGCTCTAACGCTCTTTTACCAGCGGTCAATGCTACTTGCATTTTCGTCATTCCGGTTGTATCAAAATCTAATTTAACAGTGTGTTTGCGCCAACCAGCTAACATTGCTTTAGAAGTCGTAACATTTCTTTTTAATCCGCTTGCGTCGCCGTCAATTTCAACTTTTTTACGTCTGATATTCGATAGTTCTGCTTTAACAAACGATATGACTTGTTTTACTTTACTAGCGTCTGCATCGATATTAACTTTATGTTCTCGCCAACGTTGAGCCATCGATTTGGCTCGCGTTAGCTCTCTTTGGTAATCTCTTATGTTAGCTGTAACTTCTGTCTTGATTTCGTCCGGTATATCAGTCTTAGCCATACGTTGAGCAGTTCTGATGTTCCTTTTAAAATCACTGATTATAGCTGTAACACGAGCCAGAAAATTCTTTTCCATGCCTAACCTCCTTTATGACTTGTTTTTAAGCTGTTAAGGAACTTGCGAGTCCCTTGTTTTTGTATTTCTCTTTTACGTTTGTTTTTAGCTAGCTCACGCTGTTTCATTCTTTCGTATTCACCTTCTTGACCACGAATAATGTAATGTTCTCTTTCGTTCTGCCTAACAAAACGTTTTAGTGATTTACCAGCTTGAGCAACCGCATTATATTGAGCGCCGTACAACGCAATGTCCCTTTGGTCAATCAATGCTTGTCTAGCCCCAATAATCCAGTCATTCCATTCGGCAGGTAGCATGCTCATTAACTCGTCATTACTCATATAACCTATGTAACGACTTGTCATCTGCCTTATTTCCGAATAGTCTAATAAGGTGCTACGGTCATGATTTCTTTGTAGTTGTTCTTCATCATCTCGATACCAGCTTTCGCGCCCTCTTTCTCGTCTTCTTTGGCTAACGATGGCGCTTGGTTCATCTGTGTCCAGAATAGACGTGATTTCTGCTTGAAAAAACCGCTATTATTCATTACGTCCAACGCACCTTGTAATAGATTTAACGTGTCGTTTTCTCTTTCGATGATTTCCATGATTTCCGCTTCAATATCTTCTCTTTTAGGTGCGCTTTTACCTAGGTAAGCCGTTGCACATTCCCAAAAGTCTACAATTGCTACTGTGTCACGTTCTAATAAAGCGTTATAAACATTAGTAAATCCTGAAATTGTTTGTTTTCTGCCTTTGTTATCCTCTTGTTCAGTCGCAAACTTTTTAGCGGTTTTATCGAACATAAATGTTGCTTTTGCTTTTACTTCTTCATTGTTAATTGTTAATGATGTAATCGGATTAAAAGTTGTTTCAGTCATATTAAATACCTCGTTTATCGTTATTTTGTACAAAAAAATAGAGGGCTAATGCCCTCGTTAATTACATACTTAAATCGCTACTGCCAGCAGTTGTTTTTTTAGTTCGGTTTTCATAACTATCTTCGTAAGCGTTCATATCTTCGAATTCAACAACTGGAGCCAATGCGCTAGGGTTAAGCCATTCTTTTGGTAAATCATTGATTGTACCGTCTGCACTATTGAACTTAACTTTCGCTGTGATTTCGATTTTGTTATCTTCATCATCAAATGACCATTCGTGCTCTTCGATAACTACATATGCGAATACACCGTGATGTTTGCCATCGCGTTTTTTAGTTTCCCAAATCCAAACACGTAACTGTTTGAATTGCTTAACTGATTCTTTTAATGCTAATTGTCCTTTATCTCCCGGAACGACATCAAGCGTCAACTTGATTTCTTCTTCGACAGAGTTACGGCTATAATCTTTCTTACCGCCTTGAATGATTTCAGCAAGGTCATTACTGATAGTGTGCCCACCCTCTGCTAAACTACCTAAAAGCGTTGCTTCTTCGATAGTTAGCTTCTTAGCTAAATCTTTATCAGCGATTTGGAGAGCGACAATATATTTATCCTGCGCCATTCGTTACACTCCTTTGTAATGTGTTATGTCTGTATTTAAAAACAAGCCGAATGATACCGTGTTTAGTGTACTGATCTATGTCAGTAATCACTTCTTGTGTATCAATTCGACTTTTAATGAATGAATAATAATCAATTTCTATTTCGTTGTTTAAAACAAAGCCTAAAAATTGAATTGTTTGTGATGCCTCATCTCTATTACGCGCTTGACTATAAACATGTAACGTGATGCCGACATCTTCGACCATGCTCGTGGTCGTTTCTTTGTTAGTGACGTTTGTTTCACCCACAACGATATATGGGTAAACAGCGTCTTTCTGAACGCAATCAAAAACCCTACCACCCAATTGTTTTTGGATAATAGGGTTACTTTTTAATTTGTTATATACTTTGTTAAATAAGTACCGTTCAACTGATACCCACATATATTAACCACCTCATGAAAAATACTTATTAAAGAACGCTCGTCCAGCGTCTATTGCCGGCTCCCAAAAAGGTTGAGCATGTTGTCCTTTAGTAGTGTGCCACTTACCGTTCGCATCTTTGTACGACCACGGTATCTTTTTCGCTCTACTACCTCCAGCACCTGTTGCATATATACCAGTACCATAATTGACATATATTGCGTATTCACTACCAATGTTAATAACGCCAGTTAATCCGCCATCTTTAAAGTCCATTGTTACACTTTCCCTAAGATAGCCGGTATCAACTGGCATTAATGAAATGATTGTATTGTGAATTTTAGTAGTAGTCTTTGCTATACCTCGTTTGACCCATCGTTCTATGTCTCGCTCATAATTTTCCAACTCTTTTACTAAGTCCCAATTACCATATTTAACCTTTGCCAATAGATCGCACCCTCAATCTAGTTAAATTAATTTCATGTTGTCCGCCTTGGTCGACCGGTTCGCCTACAACTTCGTACGTTTTACCCTCGTAATTAAATAAAGTTTTGTTTGTTATTGGTATGTGGTACGGCGTATATAGGTTTCGGTCGAAATCTTTGCTCATCTGATGAAATTTGAGTGTCTCACTTGATGTAGGTGTGTCCATAAACCCTTTAATTGTTTCGTTACTTTTAAAACGCTCGTATTCTTTGGGATATGTTCCTACGACTTCAACCTCTCCAATTTCAATTGTGTGCGGAAACTCATCAAACGGATTAAACATATCGCTTACCCCAACTTAATTTACGATAAGGCATTAGATAAGCGTAAGCACTACTAGGTATATCAGTTACATAGGTATAACTCACAGTGCCCATCGTGCGCGCTGAGATATTGCCGGTTGTACCAAACTTGATACATTCAGCAATAAACTTCTTAACACCCGACGGCACTTCTTTGTCATCAAACTTCTGATTACAATAATCTTCTGCAACACTTTTATATTCTTCAATAAGATATTCGATTTGCTCATCGTTAGACGAATCATTGAGTGAAAGTCCATTAATCATTTTGACGTCTTTTGTGTCCATTACTTAACACCCTCTAAAACTTTGATAAGCTCATCTTTTTTCATATCGCTATAACCTTTAATTTCACGCTTTTTAGCAAGTTCTTTTAATTCTGCCACTTTCATATCAGACAAACTTTTTTGCTCCTCAGCGTTCGCCTCAGACTGTTCTGTCTGCTTTTCTTCAACAAGTTTGATAGCGATTAAATTACGGCGGTTATTTGTTGTAGATAATTCAGTGAATCGTTCTTCTGATACTTCCAATCCATCACGTGGGTAAATGTCTCCCACTTGATATTCACGTCCGTTGTCTTGTGCATCTTCAAAACGTTCGATTACTTTATACATACGTCACTACCTCCTATTACATTTCTAAGCTTCCAGAACCTTTAGTGATTTTCACTGCTTTAGATTCATCATATAAATAAGCTACATAGTGCTTATCACTGTATAATGCAGTTGTTTTTGTTGATGCGTCACGCGCTACTTCTAAGAAGAAATCACGTTTCAAGATTAATTTAACTGCGCCTTTTTTAGCTAAAATAGCCGTGCCAGCTTCTAACTTATTAGAACGTACAATGATAGCGCCTAAAGCTTCGCCAAACGCGCCTTTAACGATGATGTCATCGCCTAATTCGGTTGCGCGTGTAAAGTTAGTTGATGCATCTCCACGTAATTTACCAGCATCAAGTGGATTAACAAATAAAACCATTGGTTCTAAGTCTTCATCGTTAAATTTGTCGATTGCTGATTGTAAGCCGTTTAATTTAGTGATGTCCGCATTAACAGTAAGTTTAGCTCCCATTAAAGCCTCTAATACGTCATTATCAACTTTGTTAGCGTGTGCTAAACCGTGTTGACGCACTTGTTCGCCTTGAGGGTCTCCATAACCACTTAATAAAGCCTCATCTGTGATAGATGTACCTTTAGCGATTTTACGAATTTTAGCCTCACGTTTTTTCGTTTCTAAAATATCAGTAGGGATTTTTTCTCCCTCTGCAACTACTTGTGCGTCTCCGCTATAAACAAATGCTGGGAATGTCAAAGTGTCTCCCGGTTGTCCTTGTAATGTGTTATCTACTTCTGCAAATGAAGCGAAACGCAATTTCTTTTCGAGTTGTGCTTGCATCATAGGCGCTAATACTTCTGGAATGATTTGATTACTTGTTTTAGTAAGTCCTTGTGCCATGCTTGTACCTCTTTCTTTGTTTAATTTTGATTAACTAATTTTTCGAATGTCTCACGATCGTTCAAATACAATTCGTTACGTTCAGCGACACTCATGTTGTCAAACTTTTCTTTCGTTACACCTGAGTCTGGATTACCTCCGCCTTGTGGTGTTTTACCTACAGGCTTAGACGACGCAAATAAATAAGGTTTGGACTCTTTAAGCGTTTTAATTGCTTCATCTAAACCTTTTACAGTGCCGTCGTCTACTAATTCCAGTTCATCTTTATTGATGAATGCTAGAATGTCGTTAGCATCATTTGCTTCTTTAGCAACCGCTAACTTAACTGCGTTATTAAGTTGTGTTTCTTTATACTTTGTCTCCCACTCTGAATTTTGATTCTTTAATTCTTCGAGTTCTTTTTGAATCTCGCTATCATCTTTAACAGAGTCTTGCAATTTGACAATTTGTTCATCACGTTTAGAAATCTCTTCTTTTAACTCTTCAATTTCGGTATTCTTGTCGTTCAATCTCGAACGTGGTACCATTCCCGATTTTGATTCGTCAATCGCATCAATTACCTTCTGTTTGTCGATTTCTCCGTCTTTAAATTGTCCTAACAATGTGTATAAATCCATTTAAACTACTCCTTTTTACGAGTTTTACGTGCAACGCCACGAAGAATTTTGGTATAAAAAGAAGCAGTTTAACGACATGCTAAGGTCGAGTAGTAAACTACTTTCTTTTACGTTTATATTTCTCCCACTCACGATAAGTCATTTGTGGTGTTACTTCAGTTGTGCCATCATCTTTACGTACTCTTGTTGTACTAGGTAAATCATCTTCATCAATGTAATACATAAGCTTACAACGACAGTTAATGTTTTCTTTCGCACTATTCACACCAACGAACAACTTAGGTGCCTGCCCAACGCAACCGCTCGACTTGAACGGTTCGTCTATTTTCTTCTTAGCACCGTCTAGATGCCTGTGTGTGTCCCTTGTACGCGTATCTTTAGTAGCTTGCCAATACTTATACATCTGTAAGCCGTTCTTTTGAGCTACTAATGCACTATCAAGTCCAGCTTGAGACATCGCTCTTCCCGCTTCTGTACGAGCTACACGCAACGATTGAGCTTTAGACATACCAATATCATCACGGATTGCTTTCGCTATCTTAGAGTAGCCCTCTCCACTCATAATGCCTTGTGTGATATGTAAGCGTATCTTTTTCAGTACTTCATCACGATGCTTCTGTAGCGTCGGTACTAACCGAATGAACTCAATTGGTTGTTCAATAGCCGATGTGATAACTTCTTTGCTAGGAACATCAAATTGCATAGATGTTTGACTCGCCGTCTCATATAAATAAAGGCTCATAAGGAACTTTTCTATATAAGCGTCTTCCTGCGACTTCTGAATCATCTTAGCTATTTGCCTATAGTCATCAGTCAACATTGTGCCTATACGGGTTAACTCCTTATTGAGCCTGTTATATTTATTGAATTCAGTCCATGTAACATACATATCATCACTTTGATACTTCTCAAACATATCTGCGATGATTTGTTTTATCTCTTTAAGTCGATTAGCAAATAGTTGTTCTATGGGTTTCTCAGCTTTAGAGATTAGACTATCGATATATTCATCAATATCATTCTGATTGTTTATCGTTAGATCTTTCTTGTTGTTGGGCACCGTCAGCACCTCCGTCATCTAAATTAGGCAGTTGCTTGTTGTACTCCATTTGTTCTTGTTCTATTCGTTCGAGTTCTGCTTTGTAATCATCAACAAGCGGAGAACTCTTCACAAGCGTTTCTCTAGATAAATATTGAGATTGCGCGATGATTTGTGATTGCTCAGCATCATTCATCATTCTGTTAAAGTTAAACGATATCTCGATGTCTTTAACGTCCATCTTCAAGTTATTAAAGTCTATGATAAAACCAATTAACTCTTGTATCGCTACAGTCGCTTTATTCTTAAGTTTGTTTGCTTTCAAATCTAAGTTGCCATATAAGAATTTTAGTGCGATACCACTTGGAGCTGAGCCGAATTTATCAGTTTGGAAGTCAACACCTTGTCCAAATTCCATAATATAAGCTCTCATAAGGTCAATGTATTCTTTGGTGCTCGAGACCGGCACTTCAACTTGTATCGTCTCTACACCTCCGTCTCCATCAACATTGATAGCTTTATAGTACTTAAGTCCACGCATGAATTCTTCTAAGTCTTCGCCCTCATAACCTTTTAAGATATAGATGAGTTCAACTGATTCATCGAACATGTTTTGTGCGTCAGATAATCTTTTATCGATTGCATCAATTATTGATTTGTACATCCATATGTCTGACACTTCTTCAGGATTGTTCTTAAACGCTATAAACGGTACTCTACCCCAATTACCATTACTGAAATGTGATTGAACGTGATTAGCACCATAATAATAATCTGGTATTAATCCGCCGTTCTCTAATACATAATAAGTAACAGTAGCATCAGTCCAAAACTCCACTTTTTCCTCGTTATTAAACTTGTAGTAACGAATGAAAGACTTTAATTCTTCTCTTTCTTTATCAACCCAAATTGGTATAGCTTGTTCAGCTGGAACGCGGAATAGTTTCATTTCTCCGTTTTCATTAATGTAAACTTGTAGCCAGTCGATACCTTTATTACTTGTAGCAGTCAAGATATCTATCAACTTATTATCCCAACGTGTATCTAGCACATCATGAATTACTTTTAACACATTCTCGTCCTCACATGAATATGTTACTGGTTTACTAGCAACATAACTGACTTTTTGGTCAACGAGGTTTTGATGAAAGTTGGTAGTAATACGCCAATCCGGCTTATCATAATCGATATTGCCGTGCACATCTACTTTTTTCATTTGCTTAACGATGTCGTTGTCTTTGTCGTAATACCTTTGTCCAACTGTAATTTTATCTAATTGTTTTCTATGGTCATCAATTAATCTGACAATCATTTCCTCTTGTGTTTCGAATTGCGGTTTTAACTGTTCGACGACTTCCTCGCCGTATGGTTTATCCCATGGCATACGAATAATGTTAAACACCTACCTCAATATACTTAGTTTGTTTTGCCTCATATCACGTTCTAGAGCGTATCTTGTTGCATCTATAGTGTGATTGTCTTTGTCTTCTAATTTAGGCTTAACATTGCCGTCTTTGTCCGTCTCATAGTCTATATTCTCGAACTCTCTAGCAATATTTGGTGTGCGTCTTGGGTCAATTACAATAGCATCTAAATCGTCAAGCCATTGCTCTCCGAATTCCACACTGTCAGCACCTTTTTTTACACCTTTAATCTTTTTAATTCCATGCTCTTGTTTCAATTCAGCGATTGATTTAGGTTCAGCACTATCAGCGAATACCTCATCGCTTTGGTAACCTTTCTTTTTAAGCCAATTAGCAAACTCACGGTTACTTATTTGCACACCGTAACACTCATCCATTGCGTAAATAACACGTTTCTTTTTATCATAATGCCAACGTACAAAAGCTAATGGGTCAGTAGCATAACCAAAATCGACTGCATTTCTTATATTATCGAATGTGTCATATTGTCTTTGCGGTATTTCTTCAATTCTTAAATTATTAAACGGCACAACACCACTCCCTATCGCTTCGCCCATATATTCCCATCGATAACGTTGTTCGTTACGCTTTTTAGCACTCTCGGCCTCTTGTATAAACTGTTTTGATATAAACGGGTTATTCAAGTATGTAGAATGATGTACGAATGTGTTATCAGCTTGGAATGAGCTTTCATATTTTTTATTAACCCACGATTGCTTGCGCTTAGGTGGGTTGTAACTAAAGAAAAACTTATAAAACAATCCCTCGTCTAATTCTCCACGTAATAATGAGTTGGTAATCGTTGTGACTTCATCTTCTGTTTTGAATTCTGCCAACTCTTCTATCCACGCAATAGAAAAAGGGAACCTACTATCTTTTAACGACTTCAATCGTTCAGGGTTCTGTGCCCCCCTAAAGATAATACGATTCCCTCTAGGTATATAAGTTATTTCCATTGGCGACACTTTAACTTTGAATAAGTGTGACACCTTTTGTTCTTCGATTGCCCACTTGATTTGTTCAAACACTGATGTAGCTAATGTGTTATCTGTCTTACGTATAACAACCGCATTCATCGGATAACGCATAATAAGTTGTGTAATGATGATTGATATATCTGATGACTTACCTGAGCCACGTCCACCCTTTGCAACGACATTAAGTACTTCTTTGTCCTTTGTCACTTTCCACAATGGGTGGAAATGTTTAGGTAGCAAGTCGGATAAGTTAATCGATATCGTCATTAAACGTCACCGCGCTCTGCATTGTTATTTCTTGTTTGTCGACAGGATTATAACCTGTACGATCTAAAATATCTTTAGAAGCTTGGAACCTCACAAGCTCACTTTTAGCGTCCAATAAATTAATCATTGTTTGTAGAGCTTTGGGCACTTGTTTTTGCAAATGCTCAGCTTGATACCCTTTAAAACCTTCCCTGAATTTATCATTAGTTTTCCACCTTGATATAGTAGCGCGGTTCACGTCAATTTGTTCTGCGATATCCATATCTTTTGCGCCAGTGTCTGTCTTTATTTGTATATAGGCTTGTTGTTTCTTCGTTAATTCTAAATACGCGCCAAATGTTGCGTTATTTTGCATATTACTCATCGTATAATACCACCCACTTTATGTTAATTACTCTAGTTATTTTAAATATAAAAAAATGCCCCTACATCTTGTGCAGGAGCTTCGTTCAATAAATGTGAAAGGAGGAAAATAGTTATGACTCAAATTGCAAGAATTAAACTACCCACCATATAGGCAGGTAGTAAGTGATTAATAGCGTAACATATCAACTTTACATGTTTGTCACTTCTCAATCACATCGATGAGAACATCTAATGTGGCTATTACCCCACGTCTTAAGATAATTCTTACAAATCAATTATATAAAATTAATTCACGGATTAAAAATAGTGTCATTTTCGTCATTTCCGTCATTTTTGTCATTTTCGTCACTGTAGTAGATAAATCTTTTCTGCCAACTCATCACGGCGTGCTAGGAAGTTGTTTCTATTTAATTTAGAGTTAGGCATCTTCTTGATAATCGCATCCCTGTTATAACCTTTCTTCAATAACTCTAAGAAACAAAAGTCAACGTGTCCCAATCTCTGTTGTGATTGATTTATAAACTCAACCTCTTTTAACATCTGTGCATATCTTTTATTTGCTCTCTCGAGCCTCACAACAACATCTTCTACTTTACTCGAGTTTTCCCCTTGTGGTTTCGGTAACGTCGCTTGTATACCATACTGTGCGATTGAATTGCTATCATATTCCGGTATTACATCAGCTAACACATTACACTTCATTTTATGTGTGCCTATCATATTAACAATTGACTCTTTGCTATACATCTACTCTGTCACCTCCGCCCTCATCAAATCAGACTGATCGCTCAACTTTGCGAAGTCACTCGGCGCCTCTACATCATCATTAGCCGTCATCATAATATATACTTGCTCAGTTACATACTTACCTAGCTCATACATTGCTAGTAAGAATAATAGTCTTAATATTTGTTTAATCATTGTTTATCTACCTTCTTTGCTTCGTATAAGACCGGATATAAATTTAAAAAGTGTATTCTATATCCAATCGTCTTAACTTCTACTTTGTCGCCTACTTTTAACCTAGCTTGTATATCTGCGCTATCAAATTTCTTTTTGAATAATAAGTCGGAGTTTTCAATGACTTGTTTGTTGTCTAATACAATATAGAACTTGTCTTCTTTATCTTGTCTCTTGTTATATTTATCTGTAATTGTCCCTTGATGTACTTCTTTGTTTTGGTAACTAGCCACTGTATAGATAGGCGATATGACAACAAACATCAGTGCGATTACGCCGAATAATCGCAGTATTCCAGCAATAAAGATATCGAACCAATCCATATTTTTAAGTTTTTTAATCATCATTGTCATCTCCAGTATCAATTAAACTAGGCATCATTCTTAACATAGCCCTTAGTTCATGTTCATTCATATTAGCCATCATAGGACTGTAAAATTCACTGTCTTTATCATTAATATCTTTAATAAAATCATTTTCAATCTTAGCTTTTTCTTCAGGTGTTTTATTTTTATATTTTTTGATTATTTCAGTGTACTTTTTCGGGAATTTCATTTTAGGTATGTTAATCATCGTTTGCCTCCTTAATAAATGTAAATGATTCAATCTCATCTCTTTTAACCCATACTTCATTGTTGAACACATCTTTGACCGGAAGAAAATCCTCAATCACTAGATTCATAACAAGATTAATATAATCGTCAGAAGCTAGATCTGTTGTTGTGTAATAAACTCTATCTGAAATAGTTTTAATTTTAACCTCCGTCATTTCCCACACTCCCTTATATTTTCAAATAACTGACCCACTTTAATAACTGCATCTCTTTTAACTTGTGCCTCGTATTTGCGCTCAGCTTCTTCTTTACTCTCTGCCTCAACAACTGTAAACGTCTGATTATCTCTAGCAGTAGTAAAATGTTCATGTGGTTTTCCTGTTGAATCTTTGAATGTTGTGACTAGGTATTGTGTCACTTCCCCAAAACCTCCTTGACTCGATCTAATATGTCTTTACACGTATCCTTTTCCTGCGTCTGCTGTTCCATCTTGTCTTTCATGATTCCTTTTCATTTTCTTTTTGTACGCGTCAATGAGTTGGTCGATAGAATATAAGTTGTAAGCAATATCTAGTGGTATAATAACTGCACTTAAAGGTTCTAAACCAACGTTTGATACATCTGACATAAAGTCCCAAACGGATTGAGATTCATTGTAAAGATACCCATCTTTTCTAAGAGTGCTTAATCCATATTCTAATTTTTCGTTCGTTACCTCTTGTTGATTTGCAATACTCAATCCAAACGCCAACATGTCAGCTAATTCATCTAACTGTACGTCTAACGGCTTACCTGGTTTCTTCTTCCAGTTCTTAAACGTTTCCAATGTATTAAACCATTCAAAGAATTCAACTACATATGCAATCTTGCTATCTCCTAAGTTCAGCGTCGGTATTCTATCGTCGAACTCCTTTTGTATTTGTAATAACTCTTGTAATTGATCTACTGTTAAATTATTCATTTATTCGTTATCTCCTATCGTTTTAATTCCTCAATAAATTTAAGCACTCTATCAATATCAATCTGTTCATTTTCTGACTTGCGTTTATTCAACCAATAATCTAACTCGTACCACCAGTCGTCGTTTAAACACTTTTCTTGTAGCAATGCATCACGTTGGTCGATGATTTCAAGCATTTACTCGTCCCCCTTAATTAGATAAATTGGTTTAGTAATAAAATCTATAATGCTAATAACTGAATCATCAGACAGTTTATAATGTGTATCTCTAATATCTCCGACCAATTGCACAATCTCTAGACTTTCGTTTGTTTCATGGTTATATACTTTATCTCCTACACTAATACTCATTTTCCTGCTCCTCCTCATATTTATAGACCACTTGCCCCGTCATAATCCCTACTGCTTCATCAAGTTCAATACCTTCTTTAACTGAATGTTGAATAGCATTTGTCATTCCCTCAAGTATTTCATCAAACGCTTGTGCTTTCTTATACACGTCCTCAATCTCTTTTAGCAATCCCTCTGTGTCATTACCGTTATACGCACTAGCACTAATAACGGACTGTTCGATTTTTTCGCGATTATTCATTTGTGTCATCCTCCATAAAATTTTATTGTTTAATTCCATTCCGAATTTAACTCTTTCATCATCGTTACCGAATTCGTTTATTAAATCTTTTTCAACGCTCTTGCAATACCTATCCCATGCGCTTGCTTTCTTCTCCAGTTCTTTGTTACAATCTCGTAACTTCGCTATATCCCCAATAAGCTCATCTCGTTGCTTCTTGTACTCTTCACGATCTTTTAATGCTTTGTGAAGTTTATCTAATAACTTGTTAGAGTTAGTACAAAGATTTTTATATTGTTCATCTGATAAGGTGAACGTCATCTCATAACCTCCAATAGCATCTCATTTTCAAAAATATTTCCAACAATTTCAATAATATCGTCATTTTCACTTAGTAATTCAGTTACATTGCTAAAAGTTATATAAAAGGCTCCTTCTTTAAACTCGATAAAACTTACTTCTCTCGAATAACAATCTTGAACAATATCCCCTTCATAAATCTCCACACCGTGCACATCTTTAAATCCTGTGTATTGTAATAGTTTTACTTCATTGAAACTTTTATAACCTGTTGAAATCAAAATGTACCCACTATTAAAATCGATTTCGTCAATAATACTCATAACTTTTTTATCTTTATCCCAAGCTTTAAATTTCAACATCATACTAGCAACTCCCCATCTTTCCAGATTAACGTCATAGTTAGGTCATCGTTTAAGATGTAGAATGCTTTGGTAGGCACACATCTGCCATATAAACATTCTTTTATACTAGTGTTCTCATATAGTGTAGAGTTATAGTCTCCTTCTTGAATCTCGAATAATTCAAT